GTTTGGGCGTTTGCTTTTCCGGTGGCAAAGATAGTACCGCTTTACTGCATATCACTTTAGAAGTGGCGCGGGAACTTGGTATTCAAAAGATACCGGTTCTGTTTCTTGACCAGGAATGTGAGTATACATATACAGTTGAGTATATGCGTTATGTTATGTCTTTGCCGGAAGTAGAGCCTATTTGGGTACAAGTACCATTCAGATTATGGAATGCTAACAGTGGTGATTGGTTTATTCCTTGGGAGCCAGGGAAAGAGTGGATGCGTGAAAAAGAGGATATTGCTTTCAAAGAGAATGTATATGGCTCTGACAGATTTAAAGACATGTTCAATGCCATTGCATTTCATCATTTGGGAGAAGATTATGTTTCTTTGGGTGGTGTCCGTATTGAGGAATCTCCGGTCCGTCGTGCAGGATTAACTGGCAAAGAAACTCTTCCTGGTATGACATACGGAAAGCGTTGCAGTCATGGAGTAGTTATGTACCCTTTGTATGATTGGTCTTATCGTGATATCTGGTATTATATCTTCTCCAATCGATTAAGATATAATAAGGCCTACAATTACATTTTCTCAAAAGAGCCGTTACGTTCGGCCAGGGTGTCCTCTCTGATTCATGAGAACAGTAATCAGAATATCCCATATTTGCAAGAAATTGACCCGAAGGCATATAATGCTATGTACATCCGCATTCCTAATATAGGTACGACAAATCATCTTCTGTTGGATGCCTTTGAAGAGATGCGTAATTATCCGAACTGTTTTAAGGATTGGCCGGAATATTTGCAGTATCTCATTGATAACATAGTGGCTGAGGATAAGAATAAAATCATTTTCTCCAATAACCTGAAGACTGTGATTGCTAAAGTCACAAATTGGTCTGATGTAGACCGTCTTGATATTTACCGAGCTTTTGCTCGTGGGATTATTACCGAAGACTTTGAACAGACAAAGTTGAATAACAGATTATTGGTTCATAAATCAAAGTATAAATATGGAAAAACTAAAAGAAATAATCATCCAGATGCTTGATGAAGCACCAGACAAAATAAACTTCTTCAATGAAGTGAGGCAACTTCTATTTTCCTTGTCCCCGGAGAAAGTGAACCCGGTGGATCGTGTTCTTTGGGTTCCAATGGAAATAGTAAAGGCAAACAACTATAATCCTAATGCTGTGGCAAAGCAGGAAATGCAATTGCTTTATACTTCTATTCGTGAAGATGGATATACTCAGCCTATCGTTACGATTTGGAGTGAGGAAGAGCAAAAGTACATCATTGTAGACGGATTTCACCGTAATCTCATTGCACGTATGTACAAGGATATTGCCCGACGGAATAGTGGTCGCCTCCCTATTGTGGTTATTGACAAGGATATTAATGACCGTATGGCATCTACGGTCCGGCATAACCGTGCACGTGGAAAACATTCTGTCGACGGCATGACGAATATCATTTATAACATGATTAAAAATGGGGAGTCGGATGCAGTCATTTGTAAGAAGCTTGGCATGGAACCGTTAGAACTTGTAAAACTTAAACACATTACCGGCTTTGCTAAGATGTTCAAGAACTATGAATACAGTAAAGCCATTAAAGAAATTGTTCATCATACAGATTCAGCAGAGTTATAATTATGGATATACAGAATATTGCAATAGACAAAATCATTCCATATTGGAATAATGCTCGGGACAATAGTAAGGCTATCAAACCGGTAGAGGAATCAATCAAGAAGTTTGGTTTTAATCAACCGCTTGTAGTAGATAAGAACCTTGAAATCATTGTCGGTCATACAAGATATTTTGCTCTCTTAAATCTTGAATACAAGGAAGTACCTTGTATCATCGCTGATTTAGACGAAGAAAAGACACGTCAATATCGTATTGCTGATAATAAAACATCGGAGTTTGCATCATGGGATGAAGATAAACTGATACGTGAACTTAGGACTATGAATGTCCCTGCAGATATGCAGGATTTCTTTTTTGAACCAATAGAACAGTTACTTGGATTTGATATAAATTTTACTCCTGCAAATGATTATGTAACAGAAGATGCGCAAGCAGAGGAAGTACAACGGGAATTCAATCGGGAAATAGAACGTCAAGAGAATGAGGCTTTCAAAAAGAAAACGGAACGTATTGAGGAGAACTTAGAGCAAGAGAAGACCGAATATCTTGAAATGGCATGTCCTCATTGCGGAGAAATAATCAGGATTAAGAAGTGATATGGCAGCACCAACGGGAAATAAATTTTGGATGTTAAGGAGTAAGCATGGGAGAGATAAACTTTTTTCCACGCCGGAACTTTTGTGGGAAGCTGCATGTGAGTATTTCCAATGGTGTGATGAAAATCCCTGGCTCTCCAAAAAGGCTATTCAAAAGACTGTTCCTGTGAAAAGAAAGAAAGGAAAGAGAGTGGAAACTGTTAATGAACAGCAAGTGCAACAGGAAGTTTCCCCGACTTCCCGCCCGTACTCTCTTACCGGGTTTTGTATTTATGTAGGCGCTTCATCCAAATGGTGGAGCACCTTTCGTACAGAATGTAAAAATAAGAATGACGAAGATTTTTTAGAGGTCATCGCACGCGTGGAAGAAACAATCGAAACGCAACAGTTTGAAGGTGCATGTGTCGGTGCTTTTAATGCGAATATCATTGCTCGTAAACTTGGGCTTGCGGATAAGCAGGAAGTGGACCATACGAATGCGGGGAAAGAATTCAAAGGGTTTAATTTTCTTCCATATACCCAAGAGGCTGAAGATATGAAGTAATGGGAGAGAGAGTCAACATAAAGCAGCGTTTAGCCTATAACTATCTTCGTGACGATGTTACGAAGTTCTTATGTTATGGTGGTGCCGGTGGCGGTGGTAAGTCATGGCTTGGTTGCGAATGGCTGATGCAATGTGCTTACTATCTTCCCGGTACTCGCTGGTTTGCCGGGCGAAATAACTTAAAGGATAGTAGAGAGTCTATTTCTGTAACTTTCGATAAGGTTGCCAAATGGCATAAGTTCACTGATTACAAGCAAACAAATGACGGTATAACGCTGGGGAATGGTTCGGAAATTATCTTTCTTGATTTAACTTATTATCCGGTTAAAGACCCTATGTATGAACGTTTGGGGTCTAAAGAGTTTACAGGTGGTTGGATTGAAGAAGCTGGACAGGTTCACTATCTCGCTTTTGAGGTTTTAAAGACCCGTATAGGCAGGCACTTAAATGATGCCTATAACATTCCTGGTAAGATACTTATTACTTGCAACCCTAAAAAGAACTGGCTTTATAGAGAGTTTTATAAACCATGGAAAGAAAAGAAACTGAAAGCTCCTTACGCTTTTATTCAGGCACTTGTACAAGATAACCCTTATGCAACAGAAGATTATATAGATACTCTCCGGAATACAAAGGATAAAGTTACAAAAGAGCGTCTGTTGTATGGAAACTGGGAATATGATAATGACCCGACAGCTCTTTGTGATTATGATGCTATTTGTGACTTGTTTACAAACGAGCATGTACAACCGGTAGGCTTATCGACTGGTTCTTCCGACCTTGCTATGAAAGGTCGAGACCGTTTTGTCAGTGGGCATTGGATAGGTAATGTATGCTACATCAGGTTAGATCAGGAATATAGTACGGGTAAATCCATTGAAACGGACCTTAAAAACATGATGATACAGTGGAAGATTCCACGTAGCATGATGGTAGTTGATAGTGATGGCCTTGGAAGTTATCTTGAGAGTTATCTGAATGGTATCAAGGAGTTTCATGGTGGTAACCGTCCTATTAATTCGGAGTTTGATAATCTGAAATCAGAGTGCGCTTTTAAGCTTGCTGAACTGATAAATAACCGACAGATAAGGATTATATGTACGGAAGCCCAAAGAGAGCGTATAATCGAAGAATTAGGAGTTTTAAAGCAAGACCATATAGATGCTGATACCCGAAAGAAAGGAATAATCAGTAAAGAGAAAATGAAAGAGATACTTGGTCATTCTCCAGATTATCTTGATATGCTGATAATGGCAATGTTTTTTCGCATCAAACCAATTCCCAAACGACCAAAAGCAAAATTAGGGCAGATATGACAGTAAAAGAATTTTTGATATTAAGTGAGGTGGCAAGTAATGTTACTGAATTATTGGAACGGATAAAGAAGCTTCCAAAACCGGATTTCATTTCGGGAGTTCGTTTGCCAGATAATCTGAATGGTGCTACTATTGGACAACTTATGGGACTGCAATCTATATCAAACGATATTGATTGTATAATGACACCATGTCGTGTTCTATTAGGATTTTCTGTTGGGCGAATAGAAGCATGTGAGGTAGAGGCTGTCTTGGGATTTTCCTCATGGGTTACTAAAGAGGTGGAACGGATAACGAAGCTATTTGAAACAACAAGTGTGGCGCCTACTCCAGAAGAAAAACGTGCAGGTGTAGACCAACTGTCATTTGGTCTGTTTGGGCTAGTAGACTATTATGCAACCCGCATGGGAATTACCGACCATGAACAGGTAGAAAGCGTTCCATGGATAAGAGTGTATAAATGTCTTGATATGGATGCAGAGAAGATAAGATATGAACGAAGATTACGTAAAATTTATCAAGATAATAGCAAATGAATACAAGTGTAGAAAGGAAAATAGCTTCTGTTGCAGAAAAGCTAAAGGGTATAACCTATTTGTTTGATAACTGGGCGACAGCTAATATCCGGTTGGATAAGATGCCATTGCCGGCTATTATTAACTTACTGCCTGTATCCGGTAAGTTCGTTATATCCAGAACACAGTTGAAAGATTGTCCTAATTGTATGATAGCATTTGCAGATAAAACAAGGTTTGATTTCGACGGCGTGGAGAATGATGAGGTTATTGAGAAGTGTAAAGGGTATGCCGTACAGTTTATCAAAGAACTGAATAAAAGCGGACTGTTTGAGTGGGTGAGCGATGAAGTGCCTTACTCCATATTTTATGATAAGTTGGATGTGAATGTTACTGGGATAATGATAGAATTGAAACTTAAAGAGGTTCAAGGAGTACCCATGTGTTAGTTATGGAAGATAGGAGAAAAGAGATAAAGGGTATTCTGAATGAAGAGCTAGATAATCTCCGGCAACGTATCA